AAGTTGGAGATGGCATTGTTGTTGGTGATGGCGCAGGAGTTACAGGTTGACTTGTAACTGGTGTGGCAACTGTTGGTGTTGCACCAGGTGCTTCTTGTCTTACTTGAGCAGGTGATGTTGCTGAAGGAGGTGGAGATGGATTTTGTTGTTCAATCTCCATTGCTTTATTGGCTAAACTTTTAACACCAGTCTCATTTCCTCCTGGTGCTGCCGGTACAGGCGATTTAGATTCATCTAACTTTTCTTTTGTAAGTGCAAAATCTTTTGTATTTGGTGATACAGGTTTAACTTCTTCTGCCGCTTTAGGTGACGCATCTGGAACTTTAACTACGCCGCCGAATAGGCCAACAACGAAGTCTTTTATACCACCAAAGAAATTAGAAATAGTTTCTGTAATTGGTTTAAAGAAGTCACCAATTGATGCAAATAAAGTTTTTAAAGTATCTTCGCCAAATAGACCAAAAGTTAAAAATTCTAATGCACCACCTAAACCGGCGACTATTGCATCAGATAAACTTCCAGTTTCTTGGTATTTTTTAAATCCATCTTTGATACCTGAAAATAAAGTACCGATAATGGCAATTGGTAGAAATACTTTAGAAAAAATCTTTGATAGTGTTCTTGGATTAAAAATGAATCGGATGGCTTTCATAAAACCACCACTAAAGAAACTCATAATGGTGTCTATTAATCCGCCGCCACCTTCACCGCCACCTTCTTTTTGACCAGGTTCTTTTTTAACACCTGCATATTTTTGTCTTTGAACTTCTAGTGCGGCTTCTCTTTCATCTTCACGAAGGAAAAACGCATCGGCTTTTGTAGGTGCCGAACCTTTACCACCTTTTAACTTTGTTAACTTAACTAAATTTTGACGAAGAACATTTACATCTCTTGCCATCATAGGAATAGAGATGGAGTTTTTGGCAATTATTTTTAAATATGCTAAACTATCTTCACTTAAACCGCCAGACTCCTCTTTTGATTGTACCTCTTTTGAAAGGTTATCAATCTGGTTTTGTATATTGTCCAGACCTCTATTAGATAAAGCGGTTGGTGATTTTTCTTTTTCCGGTTTATTTTTTACACCCAATTTACCACGAATAACGGCCGAGAAAATGTCATCGCCACCGAACATACTTCGGACAACATTTTCTTTACTGAATGTTTTTCCTACATCTTTGGTGGTACCTTCTAAAGCCGCACCTGCGCCTTTAATAAGTCCTTTACCACTTTCAACTTCGGATAGATATCTTGATGCAAAATCTGCCATTATCGTTTCTTAGTTTGTCTTTGTAATTCTAACCGTTCTTTTTCTTCTTTCAAATACTTCAATAGTAATTCAACATAAATGGTTCTTTCCCAAGGCAACATGTTTTCAAGCTCAGATAAACTATACTTGTGATGTTGCATCAAAGCAAAGTTCGTCTGATAATAGTTGCCTAATGTATCATAACGAAAAATTAGACGAAAAAATTTTGCATGCCCTTTATAGCAATATCTTCTTCATATGAACATTTTGGACATTTGAAGTGAACATCTTTTTTAATCTCAGGCATGGTATCAAAGAAGTCTTTAAACTTCTCTAAATCTTTTTGTTGTAAGTTATCAATAAATTCTTCCATTTCTTCTCTGGTAGAATCTTTTGCATAATATACACTCTCTTTATCATAAACATAGTCAATACAATCAACAAGAATTTTTAACATAACTTCATTCTCGTTCATCTTCTCATACTTCTGAATCATTTCAAAAGTAGGGTATTTAAATGCGATACCAAGGTTCTCGGTAAGTTGAATTTTATTTTTATGATTTGGATTCTTTGTTGGTTCAACTTCTAATAGATTAAGTTTGAATTCAACAACGCCACTACATTTCTTATCTTCACCATTCTCATCTTTAAGTGTATTATTGCATTTGTATCTCAGGTCAACAATTTCTTCTACTGACCTTGCACGGAGATTCATAAACAAATACTCCAAATCAAATGTTGGTAATGAATCAACATCCATTTCATCCAACACACAATTTCTTAATACTTGGCGAATAACACCAACCATCTCATTGCCATCAGTTGATTCTGCGGCCATTAGAAATAGTTTCTGTTCTTTTACAAGAAACGGACGAAAACGAACAGGTTTTCCTGTTGAAATCAAATTAATAGTATAGATTGGTACATCTAGTTTAGGTAACATAATATCCTCGCTTATTTAAAATTTTATAATGCACGACCCAAAGGTAAAATCCTTGAAAACGCAGAACCGAACAACGCAGTTGCCGCAGAGGCAAGGTCATAGGATCCTTCGTAAATTGGTCGGTATCTTTGATATGCAATTTGCACAGATAGTCTATGAAATCCATCATCAGACCAACTGAGTGCTTGCGGTGCAACTCCTATTGGAAATGCATCCATCAGTTCTACTGCGTAAATCTTTTTAATAAAATCATCATATTGAATAATTTTAATATTGGTTAGATACCTAGACTTTTGTCCTTTTGGATATCTAAGGTTGTTTGTATCAGAAGGATGAATTGCTTCAATCCATCTGTCAAACAATTTACGCTCATAGAATTCGTTGGTACACAAAAATGTTAATGTTGTGTCACCGTATTGTGATTGGTATGGAACTTTAAATGTAGGTCCATAAATTTTTACATCAGCAGTTTGTAATGTTCTGCCTGGTAATTCTGCAGCTTCACATTGAAGTGCTAAGTATCTTGACATAGATGAATTTGAAGTTTTAGAGTATTCATCCTGTTCACCTCCACGACCAAATGCGGAGCCAATAGCATCCGAAACATCTGAGAAGATAGAGTTTGGGAAATTCAATATCTTTTCAATGACTGAATTACCAACAAAACTATTAATGTAAGGTGGTATAGGAAGAACAACTTCAAAACGGGAAGGTTTTGCAAGTCCGTCTTTTGCTCTTACATTAGATAAAAATAAATTTGGTGAAAATGACATTTAGAATTTTTTCCTAGAATCTGACCATACTTTGCTCGTTGTCGCACCAACAAAGTTTTCAGCAGGTAACATTACCGCTATATCCCACTCGTCAGCTGTTATTTCTAAAAAGCGAGATTGTATATTTGTAAATAAATATCGTTTAATACAAGGCATAGCCTCAAATGCTTTTGATGCACTAGCTAAATAACTATAACTTAATCGTAGTTTAGTTTTTTCATCATAACTATCATTTGATGCAACTTGACTTAATTTGTCTAAAAGGATAATTCGTTGCTTTGGGTGAATGTAATGTAAATTCAACCCTAAAAAACCGTCTTGGTATCGTTCAATTGGAATAACCAATGGGAACCTGTCGTAATATGGCAACGAATCTTTCCACTTTGGATCGTAAAAGTAAAAATACATACGACCAATCATAGAATTCTCCCGAAGTCTTTGTTGGTCACGCATGATAGAACTTGGTGTTGGAGATAAGTCTCTAACTTTAGACCTCAACCAAGCACGAGCCGCATTTGTCCTTGGCGTAAGTCCTTCTTTCGCCAACGATGTTTTTATTCTGTCAATTAGTGGTTTCGCCATTTGAGTATTTATCTCAAATGCCAAGTTCTTTTTCTGTTATGATTTGAAACTGCCATCCATGTTCTTTACAAAACAAAGTGGCAGCTTTCCACTTTTCCTGATTTATGGCATATTGGGTAACTTCATATAGGTATTGTTTGGTCTTGCGCTTTTGCGTTGGCATCATCGTCTGTTTATACGGCTTCACTTCTAGTATCGAAGTCTGCTCGGAGCCATCTTTCCGTTTGATCCTGACGATGAAATCTGGAAAGTAACGATGCACTCTGTTATCAACTGGCGACACATAAGGTATCGGCAACTCCTCAGATGCCCACCATATGACGGCAGTATTCTCATCGAGGTATTTCATTACCCGAAGTTCCCAATTGGAACGATAGACGATTTTTGAGGCATCGCCTTTATATTTGTTTGGGTTTCTTGGACGAAACCATCCTTTGTATGACATAAATATTATCTATAAACCTTATAGGACAATCATGGCGCTTTTTGGATTCTCAGACATATCTTTTA